GCAACGGCGGCTCTCCGTCAATTATTAGACGCAGGAACTTTATCAAACTTACCAGCAGGTTTTAAACAAAGAGGTGTCAGAGTTAGAGATGAGGCAGCTCCAATACAACCAGGTGAGTTTAAAGATGTAGATGCACCAGGTGGATCATTACGTGATGCATTCTTTCCGTTACCATACAAAGAGCCATCACAGACATTATTAAATTTACTTGGTATTGTTGTTCAAGCTGGTCAGAGATTCGCGAGTATTGCTGACATGCAGGTTGGTGATGGTAACCAGGCGGCAGCGGTTGGGACAACAGTTGCATTACTAGAGCGTGGTTCAAGAGTCATGAGCGCAATACACAAGAGATGTTATGCAGCAATGAAGGAAGAATTTAAACTATTATCAAAAGTAGTATCACAATATCTGCCACCAGAATATCCTTACGACGTTGTTGGTGGTATGAGAAATGTAAAACAATCTGATTTTGATGATAGAGTTGACGTTGTACCAGTTGCGGACCCAAATATATTTTCTATGTCACAGAGAATCACACTTGCACAGACACAATTACAGATAGCAACATCAAATCCTGCATTACATAACATGTATCAAATATACAGAAACATGTATGAAGCGATTGGCGTTAAAAATGTTGATGCGGTTTTACCACCACCAGCACCAAACGCACCAATGGACCCAAGTTTAGAACACATTAATGCATTAGCAGGTAAACCTTTTCAAGCTTTTCCTGGTCAAGATCATAGAGCACACATTACAGCCCATCTAAATTTCATGTCAACTAATATTGTTAGAAATAATCCTGCGGTTATGGCTGCGATACAAAAAAATATTTTAGAACATATCAGTCTAATGGCACAAGAACAGGTACAATTAGAGTTTAGAGAGCAAATGCAACAGATGATGATGCTACAACAGCAAGCAGCTATGAATCCACAAGCACAAGCGCAGCTTCAAGCGGTAACAAATGAGATTGAAGCTAGAAAATCTGTGTTGATTGCAGAGATGACAGAGGAATACATGAAAGAAGAGAAGCAAATTACGTCACAATTTGACAATGATCCTCTTCTAAAACTAAAATCACGTGAAGTTGACCTTCGTGCGATGGAAAATGAGAGAAAAAGAGACAACGATGAGGCTCAACAAGACCTTGCAAGAGCAAGATTGATGCAACAAGGTGAAATTGCAGAGGATAAAATGGAACAAAACGAAGATTTAGCAAAATTACGTGCTGGAGTTAGCCTTGCAAAGACCGGAGTACAACAAGCAGCGGTAATCACGGAGGATAATTAATGCCATTAAACAAAAAAGGTAAAAAAATTATGAAATCCATGAAGAAACAGTACGGAAAAAAGAGAGGTGAAAAGATATTCTATGCATCTAAGAACAAAGGTGTTATAAAAGGAGTAAAAAAAGGAGCATAAATGCAAAAACTAGACAAAATAAAAGAAGTTAAAGTTGCAGAGCAAAGTATCGAGGTAGATCCTAGATCTAAAACGACTGCAGATGGAGCTTTTAACTATATTGCTACAGGAAAACCTGAAATGCCAGTTGGCGGTCAGAAAAGAATGTTAGCAGAGAAAAAAAGAAACTCTAAAGCGTATTAATTATGTGGTTATCGGCGATTAAACTAGCCGTTTCTGCTGGAAGTAAAATTTACGCTAACAAGCAGAGAACGAAGATGGCAATGTCTGATGCACAACTAATGCATGCAGAAAAAATGGCCCGTGGTGAGGAACAATACCAGGGGAAATTGCTAGAGGCCCGACAATCAGACTGGAAGGACGAGGCAGTTTTGATAATTCTCAGTTTGCCCGTGTTAGTGCTAGCCTACGCAGTCATATCAGATGACCCGACTGCTATGGATAAAGTAAAACTGTTCTTCGATATGTTCTCGCAGCTTCCCAGCTGGTTCACAAATTTATGGATTCTTGTCGTGGCGAGTATTTATGGT